GCCACCGCCCAAGGGCAATTATTTGTGTCCACATATGCCACATCTTCAGGTAATGTAGGATCACACAAGCAAGTCGTCAGTCTTGCAATCTCTCCATCCTGTCTGTTGTAAATCTCAACAGCCAGACTTTCATCCATCATATATTTTCCTAAACGCAGCATACAATTCTTGTATACTGAATAGCTTGTTTTAACATTTAAAAATCCCATACTTATCTCTCCTTATTTTTATGTGATATTATCTCCATTTAAGCTTCGCTTTTATTAAATTGAACAACATTATACATTTTTCATTCATCTTCAGTGTCTATGCATGAATCATATTCATTTACCTCAAATACATCAATATTATAATCACGAGCAAAATCAGCTGTTGCACTCATATTATTCTCCTTTCTTATTCTATATAACATCCTTTCGTTTTCTCTTTTGGTCGTCCGTACACTGATTCATATAAATATTCTACCAGCCCAGGTGTTACTCCATGGTATTCACATAATTCTTTAAATACTTCATGTGATTCCATTTTATCGACTTCTTTGATGAAATCGTCTGTTATTTTTTCTGTTTTTGTATGAACAGGGTTGGGATATATAGGACTACATATTTCTTCCATGTCACGATATACGTTTTCATCATATTTCTGTTTATCTTGCTCGTCCTGAATATCATTTAAATTAAATTGAACAACATTACACATGTGCCATTCTTCACCGGTATCTACACATGAATCACCTTCATTTACTTCAAACACATCATCATTTGTTATATCTATATCAAAATCATTTGCCGTCTGAGCTGCTGAATCTAACATTTGGTTTCTACATTCTTCAAATGTTCCAATTTTCTCAATGCAAAAACCAACGCCATCATAAGCATGATGAAAAATGCATAGAAAATCTCCATCAGATACTTGAATTTCGAAGACTTCAAATACTAAGAAATGTTCATTTCCATAAGAATAATCTATACGCATTCTGCGATTTTTGGGAAAACTTATATCCATAACATATTTAATTTCTCTATCCGCACCATATTTATCATCTTTAATATCATTCGCAATATAATCTATGACAGATTGGTGAGCTTCAGAAAGACTCTTAAAGAATTCAAAGCATGGACGTCTGTAATCTTCATCATTAAGACTACATAATAAAAATACTTTCATATCTTCCTCCTGTTTGTTTAATTAAATTTTATAGTGTTCCATCAAGAACTCTGCATAAGCAGTTACTTTATCCTTATCACCACAATAGAATCCGGTAGTAAACTTCTCGATAAGCTTATCTCTAATATCCTCGTGAGTCTCCCAACCATCATCTAAATAATCACGATAATCACGATCCATAACCTCTAACATAGATTTGTCATCTATTTTCGCTTCGAAGTTCATATTCTTAATATCTTCCGTCAGATCATCTGGCAAGCGTAAGCGCGCAGCGTCAGCGGAGTTAGGAGCGGAAGCGACGACATCTGGAGCGTCAGCGACTCTTCCGAGCGATCCGGCTACCAGACCATCCAAGCGGTCACGCTGGTGGTCACGGTACCGGTCGGTACTATTATTATTATTATTATAATTATTATTAGTATTATAATTAGTACCAGTACCGGAACCAGATGGCCATATCACCTGCCCCGTAGGATCATATTCAATTTCATTTATGAGCAAGTTAAAGTCAACAAAATCTGCATACCCGCCATCTCTGTATTTTGTAAGCACTTTATTGACTTTGCCTTTGCTCGTCTTCAGCTCTTGCGCAATCTGATTCTGAGAATATTCTGGATGATCACGCTTCAATTCCAAGATGGATAAAGTGACGGTCATGTTCTCACCAAATGCTCGTGACCGCTTCTCTTGGGATGAGTCGATCGTTTCAAGTAAGGTATCTCCTACATATAATAGAAGTTCTTTGTCTATTGGTTTGGCATACAGTCCATAATCTATGACCGCCTCATAATATTCCAGAGCTTTCTCCGGCCCAAGAATTTCTTTTATTCTTTCGCCCTGTTTCCTATACGAAGCAAAGAAGGTAAAACATTTCCCTCTGTCAAATTCTTTTTCGCTCATGATTTTTCCTCCGATTTGCTTTCATTAGTTGTCTCTTCTGTTGTCTTTATTTTGGATGTGTGTATCCAATGAAGCACATAATTCCGGTGTTGCTTCAAATATATAAACATCCAGATTTGGACGTCTTCTATTTGGCGTGATGCCAAGAATTTTAAATCCCTCTTTCCTCAACAGCCATGCGATTCTCTGGCTGCGGACTGCTTTTGTTTTCATTATATTACTTCTCCTTATGCGCAGTTAATTTAACTTGTTTTAAATATATCATATTTTTGTATTGATGTAAAGTTAATTATACTTGTTTCGATACCTTGATAATGCTGTATTTACCCAATCTTTCCCATTGAGGACGTATTCAAGTAAATCCCAACCGGTGTTTCCCAGCTGGTTCCATACCTGGTCAAGACCGTGACCGCGTGTACGGTCCATCGGATACAGAACTGTTGCAATCATGTTGAATAATTCATTTGCTTTGGCCCAATCAGTGATGTGATAAAAGTAATCGTACCGTTTATTACCATTTTTATCTGGTAGGATATCATTATCTGTATAATTCAAATACTCTTCTCCTATATATGGAAGGACATCTGAATTTACCGCGTCTTCGAAGAACCAATCTGCGCTGCTATCTTCCGAAAGATCCTTTAATACTTCTGACTTCCAATACTGTGGTAACGGACACATGTATAAACGGATACAAATTGTTTTCTGATCTGATCCAAACGCCTGCAGATCCATTGCTTTAATAATATAGCGATATTCGAAAGCCGGCATATCTTCATCTGCTTCTGCCTGATAGATTTCTTTTGACAGTAATGTTAACTGGCCTCCGTCGCTATATTCTTCATCGAATTTCTCTTTCCACGGGATGATTTGATCCGGATTGCCTGGTCTCCATCCTGCGAATGACAGTGTTTCATTCATCTTCACCCACCTCTTCCTCAATGACCGTGAACGGATGACCGATAATTTTTTCAATTTCTTTTACAGTCATTGTAGTTGGTTCTTCCCAATCAGGATCCATGTATGTTGGAGCATTGTTTTTTGTATAGAATTCATCAATTAAAGCACATTGCCTTTCAAAATTTGATTTCCATACTTTGATAATGTCAATGTTGCGATCATTATTATGTCTGTTTGACTCATAATTACTTAAATATTCTTCACAAGATACACATGTAGTATTGTTAGTATAAATGGCAAGATGGTTATTAGAATTCTTATTTCCTAACACAATCCCAATTTTTCCATTTCTTAACTTTACAATATCTGTAGCTGCCAGCTCCGGCATTTTATTACTTGTTATCATGCGATTTCCCTCTTTTCTCTTCTTCCTGTGAACAGATTGATTAATTTAATTTTTTCTCTACGTCGTTCACGCTTACGTTCTTCTTCCTGGCGCTTACAGTCTGCCATGATTTTATCGAATTTTGTTTCTTCGTATGAGGCAGAAACTACAATGTCAACCAGCACTCCATTGTGGGCAACGATTGTTTTCATATGGAATTTTTCGTAATTTTTATGATTATCTACTGCTTCTTTAATCTTTGTCATTACAGTTCACCTCTCTCTTTCATTTTTGTTTTCAACTGTTCCACATAATCTCTGGCTTCTACCAGTGTGCATTTATTAGATTCCGTATTGTGCATGTGATAGTATAATTTAATTGCCTTTACTTTCTCCTCATGCTTCAGAAAGTTCTTGACTGTTATTTCTGTTGGGGACATTTCTCTTACGATATTCCCAAAGAATGTACGAATATAGAACTCAAGATCCGGATCCCATTCATTGATTTTTTCATCTCCTGTCATGAGATAGATCGCATTGATCAGGTCTGTGACCGGAATAATACTTCCGTTTTTATGAAGAAAGTATCTTCCCTTCATTGGAATTGTTACTACTGCTTTTGCTTCTGCTTTATTCATTTGCTTTCTCTCCTATTCTTATGCTCAATAGCATAATTCAGCTACGATTTAGAAGGAGAGCGGCTCTAAATTTCACGCCGCATATGCCGAAGCTGAATTATGATATCGAACATTCGTTTGTCTTTGAGCAGAGTATAGCACTTACGGTACTAAAATGCAAGTGCTATATTCTGTATAATTTAATTTGTTTTATTTGTTTTCTGTTCCAGTTGCTCCGTAATAGCGCTGACTATTGATTACAGAAGTAACTTTTCTTAAATCACCGCCGGTATATAAAGGTTGAATCCCTAATTTCTTAGCAACTTCTTTTTCCAGATGCATTGTGAGGTATTCCGCTGGTCTTCTGCCATGATATTTCGAAAGTGCATCAGCGAAAAATGTGTTCGGTTTGATTGGCTCAAATATTCCAATAATTGCATTAACAACTCGTGGATCATTATCATGCATGTTCAAAACACTTTTTACTGGGCGAATAACATTTGCTGCATATCCATTTGGCTCTGTATGCCATCCAGCTTTTTCGATAATATCGAAGATATTATTGAGAGTCTCTTCACCATTAGTAAGAGCTGCTGCATCTCTTGTTGCTGCATATCCTGTGAGGACTTTGTAATCAGCTGCTTTTAATGCATCTCGTTTCTCTTTTGGAAGATTCTTCAGTTCATGCACACTTAAAAGTAATTTTCTTCCTTTAAGGCAATTGTCAAGAACGCAATATTTTTTGACACCCATAGTGACATTTGCTCTGTGTTTCTGAGCAAGCGATAATTTATCAACATCATCTCCCTGTTCGGAAAATAATGCGGCTTCTTTCATTTTCCTTTCCATAGGATCCACAGGTAATCCTTCTGTAAGTACCGCAATAACATATTTCTCTTCCCGAATGCCTGCTGCCAGCATTCTATGAGATCCATCAATTACTGCGAATGTTGCTGTTTCTGGATGTGGGGATACCAGAACTGGCTCACATTTGTTGAAGTCCCATTTGCGTACAAGCGAATATACTTTCTCCATGTTAATACAATATACTCTCTGATAGTCTTCATCAATTTCCAGAAGCTCCAATGGAATACAGCAAAATCTTTTGCCTCCGATTCTCTGGCAGTTACTCATTACTGTGTTAAATGCTGTCTGATCTTTGAATACTTCCGGTCTGATTACTTTGCTTTCTTTCTCTGTTTCTCCTGTAAGTAATTTTTCGATTGCTTTGTAGTTCATCATTTTAATCTACCTCTTTCTCTCTTTCTTTTGTTTAATTTAATTTTTATTTAGTTTTTAACCGATCAATGTCCAGAATTTTCTCCAGGCATGATTGTACTTCATGTCTGCATCTTCATGTGGACATTCGATTTCCGTTGTCCGAATAACAGATTCTATTATATCTTTTGGAAAACTAAAATCTCTCATTAAGGTTCTAATTTCCATCTTCCAATTAATTCGAGATTTGTATGTTGTATTAATTTTTCTACATGGGTTTACACATCCATATAAAGGAAGATTTCCCATAGTTGTAATGGAACCAATGCTTCCGTTTCCTTTTGTCATTGTATACACCTCGTTTCTGTTTAATTAAATTGCATAGAGCTTGCGACCGTTGATATTTGCACAACACTCAATGAGATTTGCTTCCTTCATGCCAATAAGTCCAGGCAGGCTGCAGATTGCAATGATCTTATCTTCATAGATAGCATCTGCCTTGGAGTAATAAAGCTTAATCTTCTGGTAATTTGCCTCTGCCAGATTTTTAGCCATCGCTTTTTCATTGCTCCACATCTGCTCTGCTGTCTCATAATCATTTGCTTCAATGGCAGCCTTTCTCTTTGCCTTGAAGTCTTTGATTGCTTTCACCATTCCTCTGATGTCGGCATTAAGTGCATCTAATTTCTTTTGTTTTGGTATCATGATTATTCTCCCTTCTTATGCGGCCGATGTAATAAACATTCTCAGCCATTCTCCATTTATTCTTTCCCATGCTGTGGGATTCAGAGCATATTCTTTTGGTTTAAATAATTCTCTGTATCTCTGCTGCATGGATTCTTTGGTTGAGAAGAACTCTTCTCTTTTTAAGTTTCCCTTCTGGAAGCCGGACTTGTAGTAAATTCGGAGTTTGTAGTTGCGTTCCATATGATTCACCTCATTTCTAAAGAATTGATTGCTTTTTAGCGGAAAAGTAGCTGATATCTCCGCATATAATAAAATCCATTAAGGGAAGTGATAACAATTCTCCTACGGATTTAATTCTTTCCATAGCGTTCATGTCTACTTGAGATGGAGAGACATCGCCACTAGGATGGTTATGGACCATAACTATATTGGCAGCACCACATAATAGAGCTTTCATATATATTTCCCTTGGGGATAATACTGCCGAATTCACAGTCCCATGGCTAATTTCAAATAAACCTAATGGATGTGATTTTGTGTCAAAACATATTAGGTACACATATTCCTCAGTCCGGTTCCCTAGCCGAAGATATTTATTTAAGAAATTAAATATTAGTTCCGGATTATTGAGTGTTACTTTCTCTTCGCATATTTTTGTTTTCTCAATAACCGGAAGTCTATCATCATCAAGATAAGTTTCCATTGAATACATATAATCACCTCACTTATTTACTTACAACAGACAGGATATTTCCCTGTTTATCTAATTTCACTGTTACTTCGGATCCGCTCTGGAATCCGGATACATCATATGCTTTTCCATTCTCATCAAGGATATAGTTTCCTGATGCAGAAACAGTTCCCTTGACAGAATGGATCCCGGCATATGTGTCTTGATCTACTTTGCCAATAATTCCGGCAAACATGAAAAAAGCAGCTAAACCTAAGCTGCTTTTAATGATGATTGATTTCTTTTTTCTAGCTGCTGCCCTCTTGTTATATTCTTCTCTTGTCATGATTTATTTCCCTTCTGTTTAATTAAATTACTTTACTGTATACTGTTCGAAGTGTTTTAATCCACCTGCGTAATGGGCCAGCAACACTTCGTCATCAGTTACATATTTAGTTCCCTTGGAATCCATGATACAGGACGCAAGGTCATTGATTTCATAATCTCCGGCATCTGCATACCATGAGAACATATTTCCGTTGGGGCAGGTGATTGTTACAAGATCCACTTCCGGCTCTACATCGTATTCGATTTCTGTAACAATTCCGGTAAGTGGATACAGACCATTTACATTTGAAAGTTCCGGAATTTCATTTTCTTCATGATAGTATCCGGTTCCGTCTGTAAATGTATAGAGTGCACCGGTTTCCGTAGTTTCAATTGATGTGATTTTGGATCCATCAGTAAAGATTTTTTCTGTTTCACTTGCCGGAACTGATTGGCAAGATGTAAGTGTGATTGTTGCAAGTGTGATAATTGCTGTGAATAATTTTTTCTTCATAGTTTATTCTCCTTTTTATTTCCCTGTACATGGGGGTATCCCGTCCAGAAAAACCGATTCTAAAAAGTTTCCCTTTTTTCAAATCCGCCAGTCAAGGAAAATCATATAGACTGGCGGATAATTTAATTAGTTTTTATTAGCTGCAATGATGAGCTTGAATTCATGCAGACTAATAACGCCCTTAAGATATAAATCAAGCGCATCATTTGCAAGAGTCGCAAGGCGCTCATATTCATGAGTAGCCATGCAGTAATCAATGTAATCACGAGCATCAAGTGCTCGGATCTCAAAGGTTGGATCACCAATAATGATACACGCTACATGACGTGCAATATCAATATCTTCTGGTGTGTCATTATCAATGAATGTATGCCATATATTGACATACACCCATTGGGATGCTACTTCTGCCGGATATGAATGGCAGAGTTCCTGGTATAATGTGTGGGCACTGTAGCCGAAGAAGTTATGAGATACAAAATGATCGAATGATTTAATTGTATTATTTTTCATGATTAATTCCTCCTTGTTTTATCTAACCAACATAATATGATCAGTATCATCTTTGTAATTAAGCATAAAACTAATTACGGTTTGAATCATTTTTGTAGATGAGATTATTTTTGCACTACCACAAGAATAACCGATAAATGTATCGTCATCATATTCTTCATGATTTCCAAAGTGTCCACATATAGGACAATACTCCATATCTGCGGATGTTTCGTATTGTAGTGTCCACAAATCTGAATCTTTATTGTAGTAGTAATGTTTACTGAATCTATAACAACCACCATTAGAGGATTTATCAGGTTCATATTCTGACCAGTCTTGAAATTCAATGTCTGTATATACACTAGACCCACATATGTTGATAAGGAGATCTAAAACACGTTTTTGGAAGTCTTCATCCTGTTGACATATTTTTGTTATAGTTTCATGATCGAGAGGACGAATTGCTCGACTGATAAGTATGTATGTACATGGGAAAACATTAATTGTTTCATTTGTTTTAATTTCTGTCATGATAATTCTCCTTCTTGCCTTTTGGTTTAGGCATAACCTTATATTTTGTTTCCGTTGTTAAAATCTATACTCTTCATGGGCATTATAGAAGGGCATAGAAAAATCCCCTATCAAGGTTCGACCTTGCAATTTCCGATAGGAAAAAGCCTGCTCCTCACAGGAATAAGGGATAGCAAGTTTAAAATTGTTGATAGTTATAATATGTAAATATATTTATATATATCCACATATTGATCCAGCTGTTCAATACTGGAATTATTGAATGCATTAAGCATTTTATCTGTCATGACCCCAAAGAGATGAACGAGGTCTGACAGAATATGACTGTAAATGGTATTCGGAAGCTCGTAGAACTTGAGTGCCTGGAGTTCCTGAACTGTGAAATAACGGTTGTCCATATCTTCTTCTCCTTCCTCTGATTATTTTATGATTAAATGTACGGGTTTATGCGCACATGTAATCCTTGATGTTACCGCGTTCATCTGTCTCGCGGTAATGGCAGTCGTATTCAGACTGGATGAACGCGTCTGGATACGGCAGATTTTGTAATACTGCTGTCGCCTGCTCATGCGTGTAGTTATTCGCATGATTACGACTAAAATACGTCGCACCTGTACGTGGTGATGTG